GGGCATGTGTAGTTATTTTAACATTACCACCCCCATCTGCAGACGAGCTAGAAGCGCCACCAGCCGGATAGGTGTATGTGTTTTCATCAATAATGGTAGCAATAACTCTTGAGCCGTTTAAGTTAGCTACACTAACCCCACCTGTAGCATCTGCTTCTGCAATAACAATAGTTTCACCACCAGCAAAGCCATGACCTAAGTGAGTAACCTCAACCGTTGTTGTCCCGCTAACTGTTCTTAATGGGTTTACAACAGCTAGGCGAACTTGCGTTGTACCGACAACATTGCCTTTAGCAGAAGTTGTTGACTGTACGCTTACAATTTCTATTTCAGTGTCGTGATACTTAACTGTAACCCCAATATGCTTAGAAGAAAGAAAATCATTGCTGTTACTGCCAGCGCCACCCGCAACTGAGCCTGTGATGTCCCAGTATGCTGAACTGGTAACTAAAGTTATTCCGTCGCCGCTGATTGCGCTAGGGTCTAGCGTTACACCTTGCGATTGAAACGGATAGTAAGGTTGAAAAATAACCTTGTCATCAGGGCGTGAGTCAAAAGTAAATGTGCTTATATCAAAGTTAGTTAGGCTTGTTCTTGTAATTACGCGAGGTGCAATCAGCGGATGGCAGATAAACATTACATCACCATACTGCGCCGTAGTGTACTCTTTTATGTAATCTTGGTCAAACGGAAGGCCAGTGCTGTTAACATCTGTGGTTACAGTATCAACAAGTGATATTGTATCAGCATCAACAATCCTAAAAAAACGAAGCTGCGACTGCTCTATTGATACAATGTATTGCTCGTTGTCGTCATAAACAAAACTGGCCAAGTGGGACTTGACCGGATCTGACGAGCTATAGGTTATATTATAAGTATATGCGTGCCTAAGGCCCGTTCGTTTCTTTACAGAGCCTTCGGCCATTACTAATAAGTTTTCGACACGTTGTGCAGAGGCAGCATATATAGCAGTGTCCGTGCGCATAACTAAAGAATCACTTACTTCGCCATACTGGAAGCTGTTTATAGGCACTCTAACCTTTTGCATTAACTTCGCCTTTCAGCAATAAACCTTGAAGTATCCAGCTTGCGCGCAGTCTGAGTTTGAGAATGCAAACGTCGAGCTTGAATCATTTGGTAGTTAGCTTTTTGCTCCATGAGTTGAGCAAGTTGATTATCCCTAGCAATAGAAACTGCTAGTACGCCAGCCATCATGTACTCAACAGCCGTTACGAAATAAGGAGGCCAGTCAACTTCATTAGTGCGGAAGACGTAATCAGCAATAACTATGTCTGAAGAAGCAGAGTCGCAGAAAACCTTAGAGCCGTAGGTGTCGTACTTGATTGGGTAATCACTAACAGTAACGGCAGACAACATAATCGAATCTGATGGTATCTGATATGCAGCCAACCAACGTCCAGTTGGCGCATCCGCCAATCTGTTTAACACTGCCTGATCTGTAGCAAAACGCCAACGAGAGTTGGTTAAAGCTGACCTAGCCATGTCTTCATACATTGCATTGCAGAGCGATGACTCAGCAGTGCCATCATCAAAAGACTGTATCGCTTCACCGCCAATAAGAAGAGAGGCGCGGGAACAAATCTTGATGGGTGTGTTTGCTACTTCTGGCATATAAGAGTTGGGGGGCCAAAGCCCCCCGCCCTATTTAGTCGCCGTCAGTATTAGTAACGACAACGCCGTTAGTAATATCAACAACCGAACCATTGTTTGCATTAACGTAAGCATGAGTAATAACAGGCGTTCCGCCAGTAGATGTTACAGTCATAATTACATCGTTGAGATTCAACATTGCCGCAGCAGCATTGAAGTACCCAGCCGTATTTGCGTCAGCAATGGAGTCAGCACTGGAGTAGTACCAGAAAGCTTGACCAGAGCCACCGCCAATGCGGATGAGACTAGATGCAGTATAAGCCATTATTCAGCCTCCTAGTTATTGTCTAAGAGTTCATAGATGCCATTGTCATCAATGACAATCGCTCCCATGGACATCATAGAGGTTGCAAGGTGAGAAACTTTCTCAGCCACATAGTTAACTTCCGTTGCAACTTCAGCATTAATGCCGAGACCAATGGAAGAAGTGTGGTAAGCAAAGTTCTTGCCGCCAGCTACAGCAGACGTTGAGAAGATCTTGAAGCCCAAGAACTCTTTCATTGTCATTCCGCCAGCGAACGGCAGATTCTGTGGCCCAACAAAGTCAGAAGAAGCAAACTCTGTAATTGCAAACAAGTCAGCAAAACCAGCAGGAGACATAGCAATATAACGCTGTCCGTCTTCTGGCACATCTGCTGTACCGAATGTTTGGAATGCTGAAAGCAAGTCGGCTTTTTCAACAGCTGAACTTGTATCGTGCAACTGAGTTGAGTTTGCGCCAGCATCCATAGCAGTGATGAGGATCTCATCAGTTTTGCGACCGAGTGCAGAAGCAGCAGATTGAGCAACAGCTTGGCGTTCGTTGATGTTAGTCTTCAACTCGTCCAACTTGTCGATGTACTCTGGTGCATAGAAATCAGCCATTGTTGCTTCTACACTGGTGTGTGCAAGCTCCATTGGAGTTACGTTGCCGTTGCGTGATTTGGTAGTTGCGACGCCTTTTCCAATTACTTGGAAACGAGCAACCGAAGCAGAAACATTTGTAGAGCGAACTGTGTTACGGAGCTTAGACCCCATACGTTGATACGCTAAATGTACTTCTGTCTCGAACTGCTTGATAAAGGCTTGGTCAATAGTATTAGCCATTTTTTCAGTCCTAAATTAAAGTTACAGTTTCAACGGGTGTCCACTCTTTCACTTCAACAAGGGTGTCCTTTCGGGCCTTTCAGTGCGTTATGGGCCGTAGTGACTTATCATAAACATTTTTTTGAGCAGGATTGCAACGAATAAAGTCAACATACTTATCAGAAACGCCCACAGCTTCAAAGCCTAACCACCCCGCCCAGTCTAACATTATTTGGTAATCTGACAAAATGGTCATAGTCATATAGGATTCTGTCTTGTCAAAGAAGTTAATTAACATCTTGGAGCCACGCGCAATTGCATGAAAGTTATCTTTGATTTTATTAGAAAACATTGCGTACATCTGCGGAAAGTCTTGATGTCCAACATCTCCATCATACCAAAGACCGCAAACCATAAGAAAGTCTTCGCCCTCCTTACGTACAATGTAGCAGTCAGCGCATCTATACATTTCCTCCAATGCTTGTGATACGCTAGTGTGGCCAAGAAGCTTCAGTTCATGTACGCTTTCTTTACTTAATCCGGCAACCACTTCTGGTATATGCAGTAAAGTAAAAGGAGTAAGATAATACTTACCCCTCTTTAATACTTTAACCTCGGTAGATTTGTTTAAAGCCTTCTTCGACTTGTCTAACAAAGTTTGGATCTCGATCTCTTGGGTTGTGGTATCTTGGGTCATTCATCATCTCCACCAGTTTAGCCTCTGATACTCCCGCAGTAGCTTGAGTGTCACCCGCAAACGAGCCATCTTTAAGGGCTTCTTGTATGGCTTCTAATGCTATAATACCTTCATGGCTTTCACACATACGTTCGATTGCAGGCATCGCGTTCTCAGGAAAGAACTTAGTGGCAAACATAGAGGCTGCTTGAATGCGATCATTAGCGTTCTCGCCAAGTTGCTTAGCCTCTGACTCAAGATCTGGAATGTTACTTTCCATAGAGGAGCCATACATCTCAATGCCTTTTTCAAACTCCTCTTGAGAAAACCCGTTTTCAAAAGAATGCTCAGACCACCACTTGAGAAGATCGTTATCAACTGAAGATTCTGGGTCAATGCTTTCTGGTAGCTGATAGTCGCCTGCTGTTTCTGGACGGCTGCCAAATGCTTCGGCTTGAATTTCCTCCATTAACGCAGCCTTAATGTCTTCATCCTTTGTGCCTAGCTTTGTTTCAAGTTCTTTATAAGCCTTAGCAAGATCTTCCCCACTGCTGTATTTCTCAGGAAGCCAGTCAGGTTTACTGTCAACTGGTGACGCTACGTCAAAGTCTTGTGACGTTACGTCACTTACTGGTTCAGCTTCTGCCGTAGGCTCAATAAGTGATTCACTCATTTGTTTTTGCTCCGATGTGCATGTGCGATACGTTGCTCGAGAAGGCCAACGAGATAACGCTGTCCCTCTATGTGTCGCAACTCTTCTGTTGTCAGAT